CTATTCGATAATGGGTACTGTTGGCCATTCAATATCCGGTGCAGTTGTTGTATTAACACGGTTCAGCAACACCCGATATTTTTTCCAGGCTTCCAGCAATGAGGTTTCTTCCTCCGTTGCGATCTCCAGATCTACAGCATCCTGAAGTGGCGCTATATGCTCACTGGCTACCTGCATCAGGCTGTTTTTTGTTTCTTCCGCCTCCCGGATCCGGAATAGTTTTTCTGCTTCTGCATCTTTCACCCAGGCTGTGCCGTTCCACTTCTGAAACTCCCCTTCCGGCGATAACCAAGTAACATTTTCCGGTAACGGACCGAGTTCAGAAATAAATAACGCGTTGCCGGAAGCCACGTCATAAACCGTTTTACCCCGATGATCTTCAACGAGATGCCACGATGACTCATCACTGTTGAAAACAGCCACGAAGCCAGCCGGAATATCTGGCGGTGCAATATCGGTACTGTTTGCTGGCAGACCTGTATGAGGCGGAATATATGCGTCACCTTCACCAATAAATTCATTAGTTCCGGCCAGCAGATTATAAATTTTTATGGTCCGTGGTTGTTCACTCATTCTGAATGCCATTATGCAAGCCTCACAATATAGTTAAATGCGATGTTTTTGACGGTGTTTTCCGCGTTACCAGCAGCGTTAACGGTGATGGTGTGTCCATGTGAACCAATCGCAACGGAGTGCGTATGAGCACCAATACCGACAGTATGTGCGTGTGCACCTGCGCTTGCAGCAGTGCCGGACAGTGAGTGGGTATGAGCACCATCTGATGATGTCTTCCCTGCATTACGAGTCTGGCCAGTACCGCTTGTTGTGCTCATAATCCCCGCGCTTAGATTTGAAATCGCAGTATAACCATTAGGAAAAATGCTCGTGTTCGTGCCACCAAATGCACCGGAACTCTTGTGTTGGTGCGCACCGGCACTATTTGCGGTCCCGCTAATACTATGGGTATGCGCCCCGGTGTTATTCGTGGATTTGGTTCCGTAATCAAACGACGATGTGGTTTTCGTCCCCAAATCCGTACTGGATGCGCTGGCGCTGTGGGTGTGCGATTTAATGCCGTCCTGTTCCTGAGACAATACGGCGCGACCACTGGCAGGTTTGCCCTTAATCGTCCAGCCACGCATATCAGGGATCACGCCTGACGGATAAGCGGCTGCAAGTTTCGGGTATGCAGATTTGTCAAAAGTCTGCCCCTGCATCAGGGCATAACCAGACGGAACGGTATCTGATGGCCACGGGATTGGTGCACCGACTGGATAAAACTCTGCAGGAGGATGAGCCGAGGTGTAAAGCTGCGCCCACGGCGACCAGTTTGCGTCGGTCGTATCCCGTCGTGAACGAATAAATGCCGGAGCATGAGCACCGCTTGTACCACTCCAGCCGATGAGTAACTCACCTTCGCCAACGGCTGTCATCCCTTTCAGGTGAATGATATTTCCATACGCTGTTGGATATCCGTTGTTATACACCTCGTATAACTCAAGACCTGTTGCCCCCTGCGTATTGTCTGTCAGCGCGGTTACCCGACCTTTTGAAGACAGATTAACTGATGATACTGCTGTTCCACCTGACGGTAACGCCCCGATCTCTGATGCCGTTGGCTTATTTCTGGAGTTATAGTCCCTTCGCCAGCCAGGTGAATAATCTGTTCCGTGATTAATATAGGTAAACTGGGCGTTAGTTGTTCCACCACCAGTGGAGGTGGTCGGTGTGGTAATGCGGATCGTCATCGCTGACTTTATCCCCATTACTTCAATGACAGCTCCGGCGAGATGAATATTACCGCAGCCAGTATCAGTAATGATTTTATTATTGCCATAAGACCAGGAACCCTTGCACATCCAGTAGGGATGGTTAAATGCTCCCTGAGAATCCAGCCACTCGATAAACTGTGCAGTCGTCCAGTTTCCTGTTGTTGTGCTTACTGACCCACCGAAGGCACGGCAGGCACCAATATTTTTCGTAAAGGTGTCTTTGCCTGGGATATCCGCACCGTTCTGATCTTTCTGCAGACGTTTCTCAGCATTGTCATTGGCTGCTTTTACTGCCTTTGGCGTTGCCGCCAGCGTTTCAGACGTGCTGTTGGTCGCGCTGCTTAGCTGGATTATCCCTTTCTGTGCTGTCGTTGCATCCTGTGCGGTGTATTTCCCGTTAGCCAGGTCATACGCGGCCTTAACGGCTTTTGGCGTTGCCGCCAGTGACTCGGAAGTGCTGTTGGTCGCACTGCTGAGCTGTACTATCCCCTTTTTCGTCGTGCTCGCATCCTCAAGCGCCACGGCGGATGCAATATCCTCTGCCCGTTTTGCCGCTGTCTCAGCGCGCGTTGCTGCAGATTCCGCCGTACTTTTGCTCTGAGCTGCTGCCGTCGCACTGCCAGCTGCCTCTGTCGCCTTCGTGGATGCCGTCGTGGCGCTACCCTTCGCTGCTGACGCCTGTCTGGTCGCCTCATCTTTTGAAGCAGACGCAGATGATGCCGATGACGACGCCGAACTGGCGGACGATGCGGCAGCCGTTTTTGAGGATTCTGCGCTGGTTTCCGACGCTTTCGCGTTCGTTTCGGATGTCTTCGCTGCGGAAGCAGACCTCGCTGCTGCGCTGGCCTGTTCAGTGGCTTCGCCAGCCTTCGTTGTGGCTGTTGAAGCAGACGATGCGGCGCTTTCTGCCGATTTTCCGGCGGCGGTGGCACTGGCTGAGGCCTGCCCGGCACTTGTTGACGCTGCACTGGCAGACGACGCAGCCGCTGTTTTTGAGCCTGCCGCAGCCGAGGCGCTCTGTCCCGCTGCCGTTTCAGAAGACCTGGCGTTCGTCTCTGACGTTTTTGCCGCCTTCGCGGAATTTCCTGCCGCTGTTGCCGAGGAAGCTGCGCTACTGGCGCTCGAGGATGCGTTCGTTTCTGATGATTTTGCCGCCTCTTTTGAAGCCGCCGCATCCCGGGCTGAGGTGGCAGCTTCTGACGCTTTCGTGGTCGCGGTGGATGCAGAAGTGGCTGCTGATTGTTGTGACGCTGCAGCATTCGTTTCTGACGTTTTCGCGGCACTGGCACTGGTAGCTGCCGCGCTTTTTGAGGACTCTGCAGCGGCAGCACTTTTTGATGCTTCAGTGGCCTTTGTTGATGCCGTTCCTGCGCTGGAAGTCGCTGACTGAGCCGACGACGCGGCCTGTCCGGCTGACGTGCTGGCTGCGCGTGCTGAGCCTGCAGCATCAGTCGCATGGGTTGCCGCCTCACGGGCTGATGTGCTGGCATCACTGGCTGACTTCTTCGCGGCTGCCGTGTTCTGTGCCACCACGGACGCGTTACGCGCCACCTCTTCCACCATCAGCTCAAAACGGCGCAGTGCCTCCGGACGGGCATCATCCTCCGTCATGGCACCGAGAAAATCATTCAGCGTACCGGGTCGGGAATCTTCATACACTGTGATGGTCCCGGCATGTGACGGCGGGAATCCTTCCACCAACAGAATAACGCTGTACTGACCGTACTCAACGTCCATACTGTAACGCCCGGCTTCATCCGGATTTTCTGAGGCCAGCGTGTTCACCACCACCGTGGTGCTGTTACGTTTTGCTTTCAGCTGGATTGTGCAGTTCTGTACCGGTTTTCCTGTGCCGTCTTTCAGTACACCTGAAATCTTTACTGCCATATTCACCCCACAAAAAAGCCCGCCTGAACCGGCGGGCTGTCATAACACTGTGTTACCTGGCTAATCAGAATTTATAACCGACACCCACGATGAAACCGTCAGTGCGCCAGTCACCACTGCCGGAGCCTTCATAAGCAATATCAATGGCCACGGATTCGGTCGGGTTAAACTGCACGCCAGCCCCCCACGCCAGAGACGTGTTGCTGTGGCGACCGTCATCACTTCCGGTCAGCACATCGTGCTTTTTCCCCTTGTTGTCAGTTACGCGGAGATAATCCCCGGAGAAAGTCGAAACACGGCTGTAAGCCACACCCGCCATCGCATACGCGCTGAACCATTCATTCACGCGCACAGACGGCCCCGCCATCACGCTGAACCAGCGGTTACGCACTGAATCTTCATGCCAGCGGGTATCGCTGTAACGGGTAAGCTGGCGATTCTTGTCTCCTGCATAGCTGAATGACGTCACCAGCCCCAGTGTGTCCGTAAACTCATAACGGTATTTCACGTTAATCCCGTTAAGATCATCGCTGCCGGGAACGTTCGTCAAGGCATGAAGATACCCCGCGCTCAGCGTGGACTGATGTTCAGATGCCCATGCAGGCGCACCGGATACGGCCAGACAAATGGCTGCGGACAAAATGGCGGCATAAAGTTTACGCATAATTACCTCTCGCTTTTCTGCAATAAAAAAGGCACCATTTCTGGTGCCCTTATATGGGTTATAACAATTTCAACGAATACTGATGCCGGAAGCGGCTTTTTTGGTCACAATCACCGTACAGTCGGTGATATTACCTGCCCACTGATTGCCTTTATGGAAAACCTTAAACTCCAGAGTGACGCTTCCCCTGCCACTCGGCATATCAATAACCGCACTGTAGCTACCGGGAATAGCCCCTTTAGTTTCTCTGGATGCGATTAATACACCGTTTTTGCGAACTTCAAAACCATAACCCGTGTATCTTGTACCTCCCGGGTTATTACCACTTCCCGGATCGCTATACGCTATTCCGTTAAAGATAATGGGCGGAATAATGATTTGACGGTCAAAGTTATGATCATCGCTTATGGTGACTGTAACCGTCCCGTTTGGTGTTTCCGTGTTACCCCACGTACCAGCCTGTTTCGGAAATGATTTGGATACAGCTTTAACGAAGTCACCTCTGACCTGAGTCGCCTCCAGCATGCCCTTAATCGTACAGTTTTCATTTACCGTGACATTGTTGAGCGTCCCGGCGTTCGCATTCACACTGCCACTGATATCCGCATTTTTAGCGGTCAGCTTTCCGTCCGGAGTCAGGGAAAATGCCGGTGGATTTCCACCGCTGGTAATGGTGGGGGCCGTCAGGCGTTTCAGGAACACGTCGTTCATGAATATCTGATCGCCCTGACCAACAAACATCGGTTTTGTGTTGCCATTCGCAGGATTAACCATCGCAATCCTGTCCGCCGCCAGCAGCACCTGACTCTGCATGCCGTCAGGGGTGTTCTCAATACCGGCACCAATACCCGCGATATAAAGGCGTCCGTCCTGCATCTGCTGCAGCTTCACAGCCCACATGCTGTTCAGGTTATTATTTGTATCAACCTGAACCTTCTGTATCTGCTGAATTGCCGCACTCTGGTCTTCCAGTTTCTTATTGACGGTCTGCGTGATTTCATTGCTGACATCCGTAATGGACGTCCTGATTTCAGCCAGGTCAGGCGCAAGCTGACCGTTATCAATCTGCGTCCACAGCTCCTGAGCCAGATGGGTTTTCCCTATCTCGCCTTTGAAAAAATCCAGATAACCGGATGCATCATCACTCGGCTGACCAACAGCCTCCACGAATGCCGATTTGCCAACGGTGTTCACACTGCGGATATAAAAGTAATAATCATGGCCCGGTTCGATATTGATACTGGCGGCTATCCAGTACAGCGCCGTGCCAAGATAGCGTGCTGTGGTTTCAACCTGCCTGATATCCGCAATCCGCTTTTCCGAGAACCAGAACTCAAACTGTACCGTCGGATCATAAACCGCAAGATGCGGCGTGGCGGTTATCTGAAAATAGCCCGGCGTCAGCTCAATCCGCGACGGCGCTGCCGGTGCGGCAATCCGGAACGATACCGACGCCGGATCGCCCTGCTGCCCCCACGCATTTACTGCCCGGACTGTCAGCCTGTAGTTCCCCAGCGCCAGTTGTGTGAAGCGGTAAGTGGTTTCCGTCGTCCGGGCCGTGCTGACCAGCCGCTCACTGCCGTCATCCGCTGTTACGGTCAGACGGAGCAGGAAGCTCACGCCCTTCACCACCTTCGGCGTGTCCCAGCGCGCCAGCACCTGATATTCCCCGCTGTCTGCGGTGACTTCGGCAGTCAGGTGCTGCACCGCTGGCGGCGTGACACCATTCACCGTGCCGCTCTGGTTACCGTCAAAGTGCGCCCCGTTATCCACGATGGCTTCTTTTTCCGGTACATGCTGCACGGCGGTGATGGCATACGTGCCGTCGTCGTTCTCACGGATACTCACGCAGCGGAACAGGCGCTGGCGCAGCGTCGGCAGCTTCAGCCCCCACACGCTGTATTCAGCAACGCCGTCAGGAACACGGCTCACTTTCACCTTCACGCCGTCGGTGACGGACTGAACCTCCACGCTGACCGGATTGCCACTTCCGTCAACCAGGCTTATCAGCGTGGTACCGGAGGATGGCAGCGTGATTTCACGGTCGAGCGTCAGCGTCCGGGTCTGGCTGTTTACCGCCAGCACGCGCCCGCCGATGCTGATACCGGCATAGTCATCATCACAGATTTCAATGACATCGCCCGGCACATGGCGAAGCCCTTCTGCGCCCACGCTGAAGTCCACGGTCTGCGTTTCCAGCAGTTCTGTTTTAATCAGCCACAGCCCGGCGCGATGTGCCTGCCCCCGGCTGGTACAGCCAAAGGCATCCATCTTCGTGACGTTACGACCGTAACGGGCAATGGCCTGCGTGTCCTCCACAAGCTCTGTCGCCGTCTCCCAGCCGTTATTCGGGTCAATCCAGTTCACCTCAACGGCATTATGGCGGTCCTTCAGGGCGCTGAAGCTGTAGCGGAATGGCGCGCCATCATCCGGCATCACCACATTACTGCGGTTATAGGTCCACACCTTATCTGATGGTCGGTCCTGCACGAACGTCAGCGTCTGCCCGTTCCATACCGGCATACAGCGCATCGCCGAGCAGAAATCACTGAGCACATCCCACGCCTTGCGCTGTGTGGTCAGCCAGGCATTACAGGTGATGCGCGGCTCCGTGCCGCCAAAACCGTCCGGCACCGACTGGTCACAGTACTGGCCGATGACATACAGCGCCCATTTATCCACATCCGCCGCACCAAGACGTTTCCCCATGCCGTAGCGCGGATGGGTCAGCATATCCCACAGACACCAGGCCATGTTGTTGCTGTATGCTGGCTTAAACGTTCCGTCCCAGATACCGCTGTATTGCCGCGTCTGCGGGTTATAGTTCGACGGCACCTGCAGAATGCGCCCGCGCAGATGATAATTACGGTTCACCTGCTGGCTGCCGAACTGCTCCGAATCCACCTGCACGCCGACCAGTGCCGTGTTCGGGTAGCACTGTTTCACATCGATGATTTCGGTGTATGACGACCAGAGCGTTTTGTTCTGCAGCTGGTCTGTGGTGCTGTCCGGTGTCATCCTGCGCATCCGTATATTGAACGGGCGCGGCGGCAGGTTACCCACCACCACCGAGGCCAGATACTGCGAGGTGGTTTTGCCCTTAATGGTGATGTCTTTTTCCGTCACCCAGCCACCATTACGCTGGATCTGAACCAGCAGGCGGACTTCCGACGGATTCCTGTCCCCCTTTGAGGTGGTTTCCACCAGTGCCTGCACGCCGAAGGTAAAACGCAGTCGGTCAATGTTTGCCGACGTGATGGTCCGGGTGATCGGCGTGTCGTATTTCACTTCCGTACCCAGCACCGTCTCGGAGCCGGAGGATTCAAATCCCTCCGGCGGTGTCTGCTCCTGCTCACCGGCCCGGAACACCACCGTGACGCCGGAGATATTGGTATTCCCCTCACTGTCCAGCACTGGCGTACTGTTCAGCAGCACGCTTTTTAATCCATCCACCGGACCTTCAACCGGCCCTTCGCTGATGGCATCGATCACACTCAGCAACTGCGTGGACTTCAGGTTGTCCTTCGCTTCGCGCGGAGTATGCCCCTTACTGCTGCCTTTACCCATTCCTCACGCTCCATAAACGACAAAACCGCCCGGAGGCGGTTTCACATAAACGTTTTTCATCAGCGACCAATCACCACAACCTGACCACCATCCCCTTCGTCTGCCGTGCTGATCTCCTGAGAGACCACCCGCGACCCCACGCGCATTTCACCGTACAGAACCGGCAGAACATTGCCCTGGGCAACCATGTTATCCAGTGAGGAGAAATAGGTGTTCTGTTTGCCGTTATCCGTTGTCTGTGTACGGGGAGTTCTGGCTTTCGGTGCCAGCATCTGCGCCACACCACCGAGCACCATACTGGCACCGAAAGAAAACAGGATGCCGGTCATACCACCGGCCCCAATGGCTGCCCCCCATGCTGCAAGGGTGGCCCCGGCGGTAAAGAATGATCCGGCAATGGCGGCAGCCCCCAGGACAATCTGGAATACGCCACCTGACTTGGCCCCGGCGACTCTGGGAACAATATGAATCACAGCGCCATCAGGCAGAGTCTCATGTAACTGCGCCGTTAATCCGGACGTGCTGACATCCTGCCCGGCAATCCGTACCTGATACCAGCCGTCGCTCAGTTTCTGACGAAACGCCGGGAGCTGTGTGGCCAGCGCCCGAATGGCTTCAGCCCCCGTTTTCACACGAAGGTCGATGCGGCGGCCAAATCGTTGTAAATCCCCGTAAAGGCAGATGCGCGCCATGCCCGGTGACGCCAGAGGGAGTGTGTGCGTCGCTGCCATTTGTCGGTATACCTCTCTCGTTTGCTCAGTTGTTCAGGAATATGGTGCAGCAGCTCGCCATCACCACAGTAAATGGCGGCATGATTCGGCACCGATGAACCAAAACAGCACAGCAGCACATCGCCCGGTTGTGCTGATGACAACGGCACCTGATACAGCCCTGTGGCCTCCAGATTATCCAGATAGAGATTCTGACCGTGACGCCACCAGTCATCCTCGCGATGAAAATCCGGCATCTCAATCCCCGCCAGATGATAAGCATCCCGGAACAGCGTGTAACAGTCCGTCACCCCGTGTTCAAAGCGCCGCCCGGTGAGATGCGGCACACAGCGGAACTTATGAATCGTCCCCCGGCAGACCAGCCACCACGGCAAATCACTCTGCACCTGCAGCCGCCGGTCAGCCTCACTCAGCCAGGGCAGACCACCGGGGTGGCTGTGGACCAGCGCCACAATCTCACCCTGCATCTCTGCCCGCAGCCAGTCCTCCGGCGACATCCGGAAATACGCCTCCGGCTCACCGGAGATATTCACGCAGGGAAAATATCTTTCCCCTTCCGGCGTTCTCACCACGAAGCCGCACGACTCCGCTGGCGCACATCGCCGGGCGTGCGCCAGAATCGCTGATTCTGTCTCTGTCATGGGATTTACTGCGAAAGTTTGTTAATGGAAAGGAAGCCGCCAAAGTTGCCGACATTATTGCGGAACTTACAGCCACTCAGGCATTTGCTGCATTTATCCTTCGTGATATCGGACGTCGGCTGATCATATTCATCCGCGACAGCCGGACCGTGATAACCGCACTCATCACCGCGATAGGTCCAGGTGCAGGTATTAGCCAGCATGATGCGCCCCGGAAAAACGGCACCATCCGTTTCCGTCGGTGTGGACAACACAAAGGAGGCACTGACCGCACTCAGTTCGCTGCACTGCTCGATGCGCCAGCGGCTGATCACCTCCTGCTCCGGATCGGCGTCGCTGTTTCCGTTGACGAAGTTCACCGCATCCAGAAAACGGGCGTAAACCTTACGCCTGACCACCGTTCCGCCGACCAGACTCTGCAGGTCTTCCGCCATCCCCGTGACCATGCCGTGCAGGTTAGAAACCGTCAGTGTCGGACGGGCAGCACTGCCCTTGCCGTTCAGTTCAAATCCCGTCCCCTGAATGGGGTATGCCTGATACTGCCGCCCCTGCCAGGTAACCGGCTCACCTTTTTCGTTCTGCTCATTACAGAAAAAATAACGTTCTCCACCGACCTCTGTCAGGTCGATTTCCCAGAGCACCACCTGGGCTGACTGAGTGAGGCGTGTCGTCTCATGATGTGTTTCCTGTGGAATATCCTGCATCAGAGACTCCTATGCCACGACCTGTTCAAAATCTGCCGTTATGGTTACCCACAACGCCCCCACGCTTGCCGACCATTTACGACAAACCACCCTGATCGGCTTCCAGTCATAAGGTGGCGCCCACTGAAATGCGCGGACGCCACCGTGCCGTTCCAGAAAGGCTTTTAAAGATGGGTGTTCACATTTACGAACACGTATCGTCACGCTGTAAATCGACAACTGGTTATTCAGTCCCGCCGCACGACGCTGTTCATAACCATCGCCCAGCTTCACTGTCACCACTTTCGGCTCTGATACCACATTCATATCCGGGCGCACTTTCCAGTGAAACGTCTCCATTACCGATATGCTCCACTTAACCGACCACCATCACGGGCCTGCTGTTGCATAAAGTCCGCTGCCGCTTTTTTCCCAAGGTCATAAACCACCTTCAGGGCAGCCGGACCTATCTGCCCGTTCGTGCCATCGTTATTGATCTCGATGTTGTACTGCGGGGCAAACATCGCCATCCCGAAGAAAACACCACCAGAGATACCGCAGGTCCGGACAGAGCATTCAGCTCTGCCAGTGTTTCTCCCGGGATCACAGTCATATCGGCATCATTAATCGAGGCTGTCTTTCCCATCTTTCTAACCGTGATCGCATCCATACGCGCTGCCAGCCGGGAAAAGGGATCAGACATTGAGTTTTACCGGCACTTCTTCTGCACTGGTTCCGGCATCTGCCCAGACAACCCCGACCAGCGGATCAGAGCCGCTGTTAGTCAGCTGAACTTTTCCGGACTTCAGATAAACCTTCTTACCCGTTTTCATGTCATCCGTTTTCAGCTTAGGCAGCATAAACACACCTTCGGTCATGCCGTCGCCTGTTTCACCCTGTGGAATATCGGTCAGCGCCACCGCAAAAACATCACCCACCTGCACCAGATCTCCGCTGCTGATGGCTGCACTGGCAACAATCGCCACCGTTTTTCCTTCTTCTACAAAATTCTTTGCCATAACTGTCTCCGCACAGCCCCGTTCAGGGGCTGATTTCAGGTACAAAAAAAGCCCTTACGGGCCATCAGAGTTGTTGTCTGCGACGTTTACGCCGTACATTTCACCAGACCGCGGTGATCAACTGGCGCGACACCGGCGTCAATACGCACTTTCGTTGTCACGCCATCCACACTGAAGCCCTCCATCTGATCAATATATGGCGTATCCACACCGTTGAGATAAGCCACTTCAATCGTATCGGAGCCTTTTGACGCAGCCAGGTAGAAGGTGGTCTGGCTGTTATCATCAAGACGAGGCTCTGCAATAACGGTCGCAAAATCTTTCACCGGGTTAATAATACCGGCGTTAATGTCAGCCCCCTTGACACTTGAGGAGCGAATGACCTGGTTAGCAACAGACTCCATCGCCGTCGGTACCAGTACGAACGCAGGACGAATATTCAGATGACGCTCCCCCTCTTTCTGAACGCGCATCAACTGGCGGGCTTTATCCAGCGATGCCACGTCCATTGCAGCGCTCTCCAGTACGTTTGCATGTTTCGCTTTATCGAACAGACTTACATTATCTGTGGAGATTTTCGGGTTAGACGTCAGAATGGCATAAACCAGATCGGCAATAGTGGATTTCGCCGCACGGCCCAGCTTCATCGGGACATCGGTCAGCATATTCAGATCATCATTGATAATGGCCTGACGGGTGATACTGAACAGCTCGCCATAGGTCGCCAGTGCAATAGTGGCCTGTTTATCTCCGGTGGTGACGTATTTATATTCCGCCCCTTCACGCACCTGACGCAGAGCACTGAAGCCCCCCATACCCACACGATGGGCAATTTTAAAATCAGACAACTGACCTTTCCGCGTCCACTGTTCATAGGTTTCAGGGGCATCTTCCCAGCCCTGCAGAATGGCTTTGTTCGCAACATCCAGCAGAATATTACCGAAGTCAGACGTACTGTGTGTGAACGCCGCACCGACCATCTGCATCGGGTTATAACTGGAAACCCCAATACCCCGTTCAGTCAGTGACATACGGGCATATTCACGCAGGGTCATCCCGTTGTAGACATTATCACGTTCGGTTTTTTCAAATCCGGCACGCGCCATCAGCGCCTGGCGGATCCCGTCCCCCACAAAATTACCGTTACCGGCATAAATATGAGCCGGTGTATTTTTATTGGATGGCGTGGACTCGCGCCCCATCTCGTTCAACAGCTTTTCGCGGGCCTGCTCCAGCGAACATTCAGGATCGGCAAGACACTGAGCCTGCAGCGTCTGATAACGCCCGCCAAACATGGCAAACAGATCATTAATACCGTTTACACGCGCTTTTTGCTCTGCCAGTACCTGCGCACGGATACTGTTTTCATCCACCACGGGTGCTGCTGCCTGTACTGGCGTCCGGGAGGCTGCAGGTTCATCATCCTGTACGCGTGGAGCACTGTTGCGTGGCGGAGTAATCATGTTTCGAATGGATTCCGGCATCTTTTTAAATTCCTCTGTACGTTTTGACTGAATACATGCCATTGCCTTAACGGCTGGCGTCACCTGATCAGCAAATCCATGTGCCAGACATTCGGCACCGGACATCCAGGTCTCATCTGCCAGCATGGCAGCAATTTCATCGGTGGTTTTCCCGGTTTTCTGTGCATAAGCGGGTAACAGAACCGCCTCAACCTTATCGAGCAGGTCGGCATAGGTGCGCATGTCCTCCGCATCACCGCCCGTAAAGCCAAATGGTTTATGAATCATCATGAAGGTGTTTTCCGGCATAATGACCGGGTTTCCCACCATCGCAATGACCGACGCCATTGACGCCGCCACACCGTCGACATAAACGGTAATGGACGCACCATGTGTTTTCAGTGCATTAAAAATGGCGATGCCTTCAAAGACATCGCCACCCGGTGAATTGATATGGAGATTAATGTGGGTGATATCGCCCAGTGCATTCAGATCACTGATAAACTGCTTCGCTGTAACACCCCAGAAACCAATCTCGTCATAAATATAAATATCCGCGTCACTCTGGTGACCAGCCTGCATCCTGAACCAGGAATTATTCTTCGGACTGGTCGTCGGTGTGCTGCGGCTACTGTCGTTTCGTTGCGGCACTGCTGCCTCCTTTATCACTGGCCGGATCGGTATCAAATACCAGATCCAGCTTGCGGTTTTCATCAATTTCGGCCTTGCGCCGACGTTTGACATCATCCGGATTACGACCACCTGCACGTACCCAGTCTGATTCTGTCGCCGCTCCACCACGAATCTGAATTTTCCAGGCCTCAGCCTCCTTAACAGGGTCAATCCACGGCATCACCGGTCCGGAATACACCGCGGTATACAGTGAAGAACGGTCAAGATCGCGGGGTAGCCTGATAACACCGGATGCCACAGCCTGTTTCAGCCAGGCACGATACATCGGGCGGGTGACGGCACCAATAAACCAGTCCTGCAGGATCAGGTAGCCATCAGTGGATTCAACCAGCTCCTGACGCTGGGCGCTGTAAGTGCCGTTATAGTTGCGTGCCGTACTGGAAAAACTCAGACGACTGCCCGCCGCCACGGCACGCAACTGACCATTACGAAAAGTTTCAAGGTTAGGATTGGGACGATCCGACTTCACCATTCCGATTTCTTCGCCGGGTTTCAGATCGTCGTAAATAATGCCTGGCTGAATGGTAAGCTCGCGTTCCTTATCCTTGCTGCCATTACCATCCGGTTCATAGCTCTGCCCGTCGCCTTTCCGGATGTACATCCCCAGAGCAGCGGCGATCCTTGCTGCAGTCAGCTCAGAATCTTCATACTCTTTCAGGGCACTGAGGCGGATCAGCACACCGGACAACAAAGACGTCCCGCGCATCTGGTGCAGACGGCGAACAAATTTAAGATGCAGCATTCGCTCTGCATCCACTTCTTTGGTTTCCATCTGCCGTCCGGATACGGGACGACTTTTATACACCAGATATTTTTCGGGACGCCCCCAGTCATCAACAAACACGCCCTGATTCAGCCTGTTGCTCTCATCACTGGTCATGGGAATAAAGTCCGGCTCGAGTGCCTCCAGCCAGAAATGAACACCGGCAGAAGGCGTCAGGCTGTTTATGCGCCCGGAAACCATCTGGGCAAACACCTCACCATCGCGCAGCCAGGTACGCAGCATCAGACGTTCCAGCATCGGACGGGTAAACTGCCCGGTGACTTCCGGGCTGACAGACCATTCACTCCATCGGGTGCGAATCTCCGCAGCCAGGTCACGGGCAATGGCCCCATTGCGTAATACCGGATGTGGCTCGACAATAATCCCGTTTTTCCCCACCACCCGTTCTTCCAGCTTGTCAAATACACCAATGACCAGATCGTGGTTGTTATCAAGGTAACGGGCCTGCTCACGTAACGACACGGCCCCGTACTGGCTTAACTGGTCGGCAGTTCGGTTTTCCCGCCGGGCTTTGTGTGTCCGCGTCGTTTTTACGGCCTCATAAGCCTGGATCACCGCACGGGAACGCAGCCTTGCCGCTTTCCATCCTGGTGAAAAAACGCCAATCACATCATCAAGAATTACCATCAGAACCTCGCCAGCCGGTACCCGGGATGCCCCCGTCGTCGTGTAATCAGAGCCGCAAGGCGGCGCTCCCACTCCTGCCGCCCCTGCCGGATCTCAGATAAGTTTTCCATGGTCATCTGCTGACCATTAAAGGTGACGGATTTTCCGTCCAGCACCGCCATTTCAGCTTCCGTATAACGCTGAATCATGGCTTCGATATCATTCTGGTTCATAACCATCCTCCGGAAGTCAGCCAGGGGTTAACATCGTCAGTTACTGTTTTCTTCCGTTTTTGTTTTTTAACAGGCGTGGATACCGGTTCCGGTGTGGGTGACGGTTCGGTACTGTCCGGGACACACTCCAGCCAGGTTTCCCGGCTCGCCCACTCCGGTGCATCCGGCCAGCGGATCTTTTCGTATCCATGCAGAATGACCAGAGCCTCGGCATACACCATCAGGTCAAAAGCTTCGTTGGCACCGCGACCTGGCTTACTCCATTTCCCGTCACTGCTCCGCTCTTCATACGTCAGTTCGTCGTAAAACCAACTCCCCAGCCAGTCAGGGAAATGCACATAGCCGGGACCTGGCGAGTCACGCCATAACGCGTTATTCACCCGGTCTTTCAGTGCATCCGTCTGAAGAAGCCAGAGCGGCACATCACCTGCGGCCTGCGCCCGTCGGCCCGTTCGTCCGGTGTTATCAGGGAATGTACGGGTGATCAGTTTTGCGCGCCGGATGCTGTCGCCCTTAAACAGGTAAATACGTTTACCAAGGCCATCACGACGGCAACGACGCCAGAATTTATAGGCATTATCAGTGACCCCGTCTTCACCGCCGGAGTCCACCGCCATTGCCATCAGTCGCATTTGTTGAGAAGGATCGGAGGCCAGCGGCCAGCTTTTATGAAAAACATCCGTCAGCAGGACATCCCAGTCTTCCGGATAGCTGGCCGGATCAATTCGCTGGCTCTCCCCGTCGCTGTCACCGCGCAATGACTGCGTGATGTTGTAACGATCAATAATCCAGCGTTCGCCACGGCTGCCATAGCCCGTTACCTGAACCACAAAACGGCGATGACGTCCCGCCTGCACATCCACTGTCGCCACAAGGAAATTAACGCCATCCGGCACACTGCGGGAAGGAACTGGCTCTGCCCGCTGCTCAAGCAGTTCACTTTTTCGTTGCTCCATGCTGGCGCGGGGAAGATAAGGTAATCCCCAGTCGGTATTGATAACCGTCTTGAGTGTTTCTTCACTTCCGGTTGTCTCGTATTCCTGTTCTGCAGTAAGCAGTTTGTAAACGAGTTGCGAGAGTGTCTGGTAAGCAGCTGCCGGACCCTCCATCCAGAATGACGCAATACGTGAGCGTCGGGGATCACCATAACGACTGCCATCCGCATTGATGGATTCACCATCCCGCAACCAGACCCCACGTCCGTTCAGCTCACGTTTTTGTTCAGGCATAATCCGTCCTGAACAGGAAGGACACTGAATATAAGCCGCCTCACTTGCCAGCACGGGATCGGCAATATCACGGAAACCAGCAACCACATCGCCGCAGGGCTGAAAATACTCACCACAGTGTGGACAAGGCCAGTACCAGCGACGGCGATCGCCACGGTTATAGAGCGACAGTATCCCCGTGGTTGGTGGAGCCTCATGCGGTGAAGTCCGTCGCCATTTCACATCCTTCACATCCCTGCCGGGGGAACTCTCCACAAGCGTCATACCACTGGACATAAATGTTGTGGTACGTTTTGAGGCAAGAGAGAAAGCATCCCCCTCGCCATCAATATCTTCCGGAAAACGGTCATAATCCGTCAGCGCGACGCATTTATAATCTGATGAGGACATGATATTGACTGACGGCCAGCCGATTTTCAGGTAGTTACCAGCAAGGAATGTTCTGTCATAAACGTTGTTGTCATTTTTGTTCGGACTCAGGCGACTGACCACTTCCGGGCTGACGCGAAACGTTCTGGCGAGTCGTTTTTTGGAGTGTTCGCGGGCTTTTTCCTCCGTCATCTGTATGATCAGCATATCAGCAGGATCGCAAATCACGTTGTAAATCACCCAGCCGTCAATCAGGCCGATAGTCTTGCCGGTTCGTGCCGGGCCAACAAATATCACTGCGTCGTATTCACGCGAGGCCAGGCAGTTCATCGGCTCAATAACATACGGTGCCACCAGCGGATCCCACGGGACTGAGTTCCCTGCCCCCATGGGCACCCGCATATACTGAGCAACGGCATCAGCAACCCGCATTCGTCTCGGTGCGCGAAGGATATAACCTGAATCGGTTCGTGCTGCCTTTGCGGTTTCCTGATTCAGCATTACTCCTCCCGCTGTAATTCCTCCTCATCATCCGCACCTGCTTCGGTCACCCGCAGGGCTATCTGATCGCGCAGATCATCAATAATGGACTGAACACGGCTCACAGCGGCAGGCTGCAGACCGCAGTCACGTTCAAGAATATCCGGTAATGTCTCCAGCACCTGCACGACCGCTTTTGCCCAGATGGCAAACTCCCGTCTGACATCACTGGCCGGAATGAGTTGTGCCGTTTCCTGTTCGAACTTAAGACGCTCACGTTCAGACTGATACCAGGCTTTGCGCTCATGCGCGTCCATTTCGCCTTCTGCAACCGGCGGTGGTAATGCCAGAAATGCCGACACAATATCAACCACCCGATAAAGCTTGAGGTTGCTTTCATGCCCCCCTGCAACGGGTAGATTTTGCAGCCTTGCCGCAGCAGTCTGGCGATGTACACCTGACAGTGCCGCCAGTTGACTGATATTCAGCGTCAGATTTTTTAACTCTCGATCCATACCCGCTCCAGAATGTTTTAAACATGCATCTTGCGAACAACTTTAGGCAAACGGTGTTAGTGATGAACAAAAAACAATCAAAATCGACACCACAAAAATAAAACCACTGTAATATCAATACATTACAGTAGTGGTGATGACGAATGAAATTTCAAAAACTAGCCTTTTTCCGCGACGCTCCCGCCCCGTGAGAGCTCAGGTCATCAGAAGGACCCACATTAAAGGCAGAATATTCACTCTGATATTACGCATTGTTTTGCTTTTGTAGATTCGCAATTTACGGTAAAAATACTTTTGCTATTTCTTCGTACCATAAATGCACAGGAGTATCTTCATGTCCATAAAGGTATTCAGAAGTGACCTTCAGACTGAGAGTGAATCAGACTATCGTAATTGGCTTGGCGATAATCCAGACGGATATGTTGTCAATGCATTGAAGCGAACCAGAGGTAAAGGTAATAAATCTGACGAACGCTTTACCAGAATCCATAGAGCATCTTGCAAAACGATTAATCCCTTGAAACGCAAGATCGATAAAACAGGATTCACAACTGGAGATTATCAAAAAATATGCTCAACCAACTTCCTCAATGTTGAAAATGAAGCAAAGAAAATGACAGGTCTGACAAGCATCATCAAATGTCGATGCATCTAAAGCGTCATGTAATTAACATGTTCACAACACTCTCCGGGTGACCGCTAATGCTGTTGTCAGCCAAAAACTCTACGTTTCGATTATGCCAATTTTGCACCGCCCGATGCCGATAAATGCGAAAATCCGGCGACTATATAGCGTAATCAAATCAACGAGATACCACTTTCATGAAATAATTATCATCTGTCAGTTCAATATCAATGTTGAGAGAGAATAAATGAGAGGAATGCCAAGAGGAAGTCGAGGACAGAGGGCTGTCCAATCAACTGCAAGAAGAGCAAGACGATCAAATGCCAGCCATTCTGACCAATTAGGATGCCTGGCACTAATCATCGTTGGCCTGATATTTATCTATTTCATGGCTAATTAGCAAAGATTGCTCATCTTACACACTGCGTGCGAATGTATTGCTGCAAGCCTCGGATCATTTTATCACTGGTTTCAATCCGCTTTCTAAGGGTGAAATAATCCCGTTGAGCGGTGTCAGTAAGTCTGGGGCTGGTGCCATCATCCACGCCGGAGGCGGCGGTGATTTTATGCATGTCTGGACAGACAGCTTTGACGCGCAGCCACTTACGCCCAGCAGAAACATCAGCACGAAGACTTTCGATAGTCGCGTTAGCATCAGCAAGCTCCTTTGTGTATCTGGCGTCGAGTTCTGCTACATCACGTTGACGCTTCTGCATATCAGCGATAGTGGATGCGGCTTTGTCGCGCTGCTCTTTGTAGGCGATGGCGTTATCACGGTAATGATTAACAGCCCATAACAGGCAGACGATGATGCAGATAATCAGAGCGGAGATAATCGCGGTTACTCTGCTCATTGCTGCCCCCACAAACAGACTTCACGCTCAATCTCACGACGAGTCATCAGGCCTTTCCATTGCTTACCGCCAGCGTATATCCAGCGACGTAGCTGGTCACATGCGCCTTTGATATCGCCCTGGTTTATTTTGCGAAGAAGCGTCGATGTTCTGAAATTGCCAGCACCCACGTTGTAGACGAACGAGTAAAGAGCGCCGCGCGTTGTTTCCGGTATATCGACTTTGATGTACGGGTTAATTTGTCTGGCAACCGTGGCAAGGTCTTTATTCAGGAGGGCTTTGCATTCTGCTTCGGTATACGTTTTACCGAGTATGATGTCTTTTCCGGTGTGTCCGTGACATACAGTCCATACGCCAACGATATCTTTGTATGGTATGTAGCTGACACCTTCCAGGCCATCGTCACCACTTGGGCCAGTGATTAACACTGATGCTATAGCAATTGCTCCGCCACCAATAGCAGCAGCAACTGCTTTTCGTAATGATGGAGGCATTATTCACCTCTCGCAGCCTTGCGCTTATCTTCTTTAATCTTGAAATAAAGGTTTGTCAGGTACGTCAGCAGGCCAAATACCAGACTACCCAGCACACCTATTGCCGCCCACTGTGAGGGCGTGACTTTATCGAGCAACTGTAAAAACCAGTACCCGGCACTACCTGCTGAGGTGCCATAGGCGACACCCGTTGTTAACTTATCCATGGATTTCATAACCCCACCTCGCAGATGCGGGTGCTGTGTAATGGAAATAAAAAGGCCACCTGACGTGGCCACCAGATTATTTCCCCACCAGCTCGTTTATCTCTTTCACTGTCTGGTTAAACCGCTCTGACTCAAGCTCAACACCTAAGGCCCGACGCCCCAGCGCCATTGCTGCTTTTATTGTGGAACCGGATCCCATAAAAAAATCAGCAACCAGATCACCAGGTCGACTACTGGCATTGATTATTTGCCTGAGCATATCCGCCGGTTTCTCACACGGATGTTTACCCGGGTAGAACTGAACGGGTTTATGCATCCAGACATCGGTATAAGGCACGGAGACTGATACGGAGAAATAGCGCCGGAGAGATTTAAACTCATCCAGCAATTCAGAATATTTGCGATTCAGTGAATCATAAGACGCCACCAGCTGGTGGTGTGGTTGTTCCAGTTGTTGTTCCTGAAACTTCTCTGCCGCTATACGGGAAAACAGTGCCTGTAACTTCCGATAGTCAGCCTCATTCGGCAACTGCCACTGACTGGCACCAAACCAGTGGGAAACCATATTTTTCTTACCTGTGGCTTCGGCAATTTGTTTTGCCGTTATCCCTAGTTCGGCACGAGCATCCCTGAAATACGATATCAGCGGTGCCATTATGTGCTGTTTGAGTTCCCTTTCTTTTGCCGCATAGCCGTCACTTTTGCCGCGATATGGCCCCTGGTAATGTTCAGCAAACAGAACGCGCTCTGTGGCAGGAAAATATGCGCGCAGACTTTCTTTATTACACCCATTCCAACGTCCGGACGGCTTCGCCCAGATGATATGGTTAAGCACGTTGAAACGTTCACGCATCATGATCTCAATATCAGATGCCAGGCGATGCCCACAGAACAGGTAAAGGCTTCCGGCAGGTTTTAACACCCGCCAGAACTGGGCCAGACAGTGGTCCAGCCACTTAAGGTAATCTTCGTCCCCTTTCCACTGATTGTCCCAACCGTTAGGTTTCACCTTGAAGTAAGGCGGATCGGTAACAATCAGGTCAATGGAATCATCAGGCAGGGACTGAATAAAATGCAGGCAATCAGCGTTGATTAAATCAACACTGTTTATTTTTACAGTATTTTTCATGGATCAGTAAGCGTAACTCTGGTAGGCTCACTCTGCTTTTGCGCTAAAGCAGTGGGCCGTGGTTCGCTTGTGACCAGTAAGCATGAGCGAATGGCTGGCAGGTGCTACCAACACCCACCAGCCGCCCATTTTCACAGCAGGAAACCGCCATTACTGGCAGCGTCTGAATTTATTCCCGTACCCGCCGTTATCCTTCGCCAGACCCGCCAGAACTAACTGAGTCAGTATTAACTGGCACCTGGCTTCGCTTACTCCGGTAGTTCTCGTCATCATGCGTGGCGTTACCCACTTGTCAGCAGGTAAGAAATGAAGGACTGCGGCGGCGGTTTCTGTCATATCTTGCTGTTTTAGCATGTCTTTTCCCTTCTGGTTAACATGACATACCAATAACTCTTGTCTAAAAAGCCAGCAAGATAAAAAGCCAGTATTCACGACCACCAGCGTGTTTACTGTACTGCACAAGGTTTACAGGTACAAAAAAACCGCTCAGCGGCGGGTTTAAGTTGTGTGGCGAAGTAACCACTCTTAACACGATATAATACTTTTTGCGTACGCGTTAGGATTTTTATAAACTATGCGTCCCCATTCTCGCTAACTTTAGTCGGTCCTGGAATACACATGAAAGTTAGAAGCATAGGATTTACAATAAATAACAATAACAAAAATATTAATACCGTTGACGTAATGAATGCTTTTATCAACGCATCAAACAGAGAACACAGTCGCACAGACTATACTCGTAAAATTCTCATTTCGGATGTGAATGATTTCTATTATGGATTAGTTGTCACATTCAGAAACCAAAAAAAGAACTGTAAGTCGCAATTTGTTGATGGTAAATTCCAGCTTAAAATTGAAGATCTTCAAGGAAGTGACAAACTTGCTAATTTCAACTTTTTCTTAATTAAAAAATCTAATCTTTCTGGTCTCTATATGTATCACCACGGGTCATGCAGTCTGAACACTCTCTTTTCTCATTTAGAAACAATAAGTAATGAATTTATCAGAAATCAAAATAAAGAAGAAATAAAAAAACTTGGTGATAAACCAAAACAAAAAGAAGTAACTGCAATAAATAAAAAATACAAAGAAAGACTGACTTTCAGCCTTATGACAAATAAAAACAACATTCAGAGTGTTTTATGTCAATTCAAAGAGATTAAAAGCACAAGCTTTAAATTTAATTATATAGATTTTAAAGGTGGACCAATGACTGCGCTTGAACAATTTGTTAACACTACCACAATAGATATGAATTTTAATTCTAGCGACAGAACAAAAGTGCAACAACTATCTCAGAATCTTTCAAATATTTATAATTCTATGAGTGGAGTTGCTAAAGCACAGGTTATTGCAGTAAACCATGCAGGAATAGAAAAAACCATTGATTTTATGAACTGCCCTGTTTTTTTTGAAACATACGATTTCGATATAATTGCCGATAAAGTCAATGGATTGACAAACGATAATTATACAACAAACCCTGTTTTTGATATGATAAAAGAAGAAATGCTGAACGGGACGAATAAAAATGCCTTTATATGAATGGCTAATAAATAAAAGATTGAGGTATCAGTACCTTACACTGCTTGCATTCTCGATCCTGGCATTGCTTGCACTTTACCTATTGTACAGAAACACACCTAAAGTAAGTGTTAACTTTTTTGATTTTTATCATAAAAACTTACGAGGCTATCTCTTCTCCGGTTTTATTTCCGTGGGCTCATTTTTATTGAGCCTGCATACCTTTGTCATAATAAATTTACGCGATAAGGTTTTTGCAACTCAGGAATATAAGGAAATTTATAGCATTGCCACTGGTATACCTATTGACAAAATCAATGATAGTGTACTTTATAAACCTTTAGACAATTTATCCTCATTTATTAATACATCAATATTATGTTCTATCACAACAGCAATTGCACAATTCACTATTGGACTTTCAACTAATTTATATGCATGCTTATTTTGCGTATGGCTTGCAATACTAACGGTATTTCTTTTATTACATTGCCTCATCATAATCAGACAAAACATTAAAATTTTATTAAAGCAACAGAGAAAAAAAGGGGGGTAATTCCCCCTAATATTACAACATTGAAAGCACACCATCCAGAAAACCAAGAGCTGTTTGCAACTCTTTTCTTATTGTCCCATCAGAACACTTCTGCTTCTTTGCAATAGTTCTTAGTGAGATGCCGATAACAAAATGAGCAATAACCAACTCATACTCTTCGGGCTTATATTTCCGCAATCGCGCAACACAGCTGTCAATCATGATTCCTTCATCATCATCGCATTGTTGGCGTGTTTTCTTTCCATGAGGTAGTAAACCTTTAAACCCTGCAGCAACAGGCTGCCAGTCCACACCACTGTTATCTGCTGCAGCCCATGCACCCCAGCGGTCCAATACTTCATACATATCACGCATCAACTTTCTCCACAAAATCAGGCCAGCACGCCAATTGCCAGTGCACGATCGATAAAACGAAATATCAGCTCCAGCTGGGAGCCATACTTCTCTTCAAATGCCACGGTATCCGCATGCAGCTCGTCGTGATGCTTTCTGCACAAAGGCAACACAAAGAGGTCATGCGCTTTTGTAGCCATTCCACCCTGACCGTGACCTATCAGGTGGTGGGGATCATCAGCAGGTTTTCCACAACATGCGCACGGCTGCGTCTTAACCCATCGCGTGTACTTTTCATTAACCCAGCGGCGACGTTTGGGGCGTAACATAAAAGACTCCGGCGACTCCGGATCCACTTTCAGCGCCAGCACCTTTTTCGCCTTATCCTGGATGATGCTGGTGGCAGGAACCGAAGGCACAAGGTCACTTTCCCGGGTAACAGACGGCACAACAGGCTTCGGTAATCTCAGTGCCTTACGGGCTGCACTTTCCGGTAAGGCATCCGCCAGATCATTACGAATCAGCCACCAGCACAGTTCCGGCATTGTCACAACATGACTGTCATCAAAACCGAGATCCCGACGCACAACAGACAACACCCAGCGGGCACTGTTATCCGTTGCCATTGATTCCAGCCGTTCCGTGAACTGATCGCGCAGCTGGTTATCGCAGTGCCAGCACAAACGGATTGCGCCCGGAGCGTGTCGCATTGTTGTCATGTTCTCGCTGTGCCAGTCGGAATGAGGCCACTGGCAGCCTTTTTCACGAAGTAACCAGCTTTCAAGACATTCCACGCCACCAGCACGACGGATCACTGCCTCATTGCGGAACACGGCCCGAACGGCAGGATCATCCGCCAGCGGTTGTGATGCCGCCGGAACGGCACCACTGGCGAAAGATGAATAACGTTCCGGCTCAGGCTCCAGCAAGACACGCCCCTGCATAAACAAGGGCATCAGCTCTGAACCTGGTCTGAACAATACGATCCCCATACGCGGGGCAATTTCAGGGGTCAGTAGTGCTCTCACGGTCACCTCAATGAACGGTATCGAGCAGCTTTAACAGCTCAGGGAATCGGGATTCGAAGAAATGCGGCTGCGTCTCGCGCGGATTTGCGGGACTGGTGATGTTCTTGCCGAACATGCAGCCTTTCGCCGTCAGCGACCAGAATTTTTTGATGTTGTTAATCGCAGTGCGGCTGTATCGTTCACGTTGTTCAACGATCCCCAGCTTCGCCATCTGGTGATATGCCTGATTAGCTGTCAGGCGGATACCATACTGCTTCAGCAGTGCACTCAATGATAGCGTGGGGCGGCTTGAGCCATCAGGCGCGTCAGCAGGAGCATCAATGGCATAGCGCGGTGCCAGATTCGGTAAGCCAACAGCCTCCTGGAGTTTCTGACAGGCACCAAGCACTGAAGAGTTAGACAGGTTTAACTCCCGGCGCATAAAGTCCAGCAGGATCACGCCAGCCTGCATCTTGTCAGCAGCCTGTCCGGATAATTTTTCCGGTGCGCTGGTTACCATATCGAAAGTACGGATCACCTTCAGATGGAATGACGGGCTGATCCACATTGCATAGGCATACACCAGTTCCTTGCAGACATACGTTCCCCGTTCATTTCCCCCATGAATCACACTCACCGGGTCAACACCCAAATTCTGGGTGTTGGTCAATTCATGAACAAGCTCAACAGTTTGTTGGCTGGAAAGAAACTTTCCCGGCTCCTTGGTTCTGGCATTTGCACCAGATGCTACTGCTGCGCGATGCAGATCGTTCAGGCTGTAACGCCCATAAGCATCACGACGAACTTCAATACCATCAATGACCATCAGATTATTCATACTTCGTTTCTCCTCTTAATCAGGCGGCTGCACCCGCCGGTTTCTCATACTTACTGATAGTGATCTCGACCTTCCCTTTCGGGATAACCGGTCCCCACTCAACCAGCATTCTTTTCACCTGACTGTCGTCCTCCCACACACCCGCGTGGGTCAGGGCGTCAAACAGCGCCTTGTTATAGTTGTCCAGATCGCGGATCCGGTTATCCGGAGGAAACAACACGATCTCCACTGAAGCAGGTGCCGACGTTGGTTTTGGCAGACGACGTAACTGCTCAACTATTGCTGCACACGCCGCGCTCTGGAATTTTCGCCCCGCCGCGCTTATCAGGCTCTTACCTGCAAACGCCCCTTTGTTGGGGTGTCGCCAGTACGTGTTCACGCTGGGCGGAAAAGGCAGGATCAGCTTCATGCTTTCAGGCCTCTCTCATGTAACCAGTGGGTTGCACGCAGCCTTGCGTTTTCCTCACCGGCAAGCAGTGAGCGGATAATCCCGACCGCCTCGCTGTCGTCGTCCTTCACCGCGGTATGAAGCGTTATCCCCCGGGCCACGCCACGCTTTATCGTGATGACGCCTTTTTTCTCCAGTGCGCGAAGATGCTCCACCGCTGCATTCACTGAACGGTATCCCAGCATGGTTGCCACCTCCTGATTGGTTGGCGGGAAGCCACGTTCTTTCTGATAAGAAATCAGCATATCCAGCACCTGCTGCTGGCATTGAGTTAACGTCGTCATTAAGCCCCCACGTAATTCCCTGACAGATACCACTCTTCACCCGATGCAGCGCGCTTGCTGCTTTTCCGTAAGCACCGTTCACGATGCGCCAGAAAATTGTTTCGTTCTGGCTGGGAGTGGCTTTCACGGAATGCCGCCATCCACACGGTTGCAGCACGACGGTATAAGCCCCTGGACTCTAGCTCTTCAGCCTGGCGGATCAGGCACAAAATCACCCGGGGATCGTTAGTGCCGACATAGAAATTGCGCACAGGTCTGGTTTCACGAACAGGTTGTGGTTCCGGCTCCTGCGCTCTCTCAGTCAGGCGCGGGAAATGTCTGCGTGTATCTCCTTCACAACGGTGAGCCACACGCCCACTCTGACGTAACTTGCTTGCTGACTGCAGAACGCGCTGCCGTGAGTAACCTGCAAAAGCATCCGCAATGTCTCCGGAAGTACAGCCCGGATGGGCTTCAATGAATTTCTGAACGTCATTCAAAAGACTCATGATCACCCCCTGAATCCTGCCGGGATCTGGCTGTAGTCCACGTTGTCGTAACTGGCTTTGAAGTACGGGTCTTCACGTTTTTCTGTGTGCGTGCTGACGGACGGCGATAAGCGCAGGGAAAGCTCATCCCATTTTTCCCGCAACTTCGACGGGCTGAGCACGTTACGGCACCAGAACGGATCGCGGCTGACGCGGCTGTACATCTCGCAGATTTGTTTGTGAGTACGACCATCCTGCACACACATCAGGCGAATTTCGTTTGCCCATGCTGTCCAGTTCGGTTCTTTGGGACGAACCACCTCGCCGTCACATTCGGCGGCCTGCTCGTACAGGGCAATGATTTTTTTCCAGAGCCACTGTGCGCAGGTCAAATCATCCTGCGTTCCCCACTGGCGCTTTTTAGGGCTGAATACAACCGCATCAGGATGGCGAGTTAAAAAATCCTGTTCATCCGTCTGCGTGTCCGGTTGCGAAGCGTCCGGACGAGAAGGTTTTTTATCTAACGGATCATGTTTTGATTTTACTGACGGATCCCCGCCAGATTCTGACGGGTGAAAACCCGCTTTTTTGCCAGATTTCGACGCATCAAATTTTGACGGGTCAGATTTTGATGCGTCAGATTTTGACGGGTCAGAATCTGACAGTTGAGAAAATGCCGCTGCCTGAAGCTTCGCAACGTTAAGCTGATAAACATTCGACGCATTGCGGTTACCCTGGCGACGCGCCTTACGCGTTAACCAGCCTTCTGCTTCCAGCCGTGCGATAGCCGTCCTGACGGTACTCATCCCCGCGCCAATCTGACGGGCAATAGTTTCAATTGATGGCCAGCACACACCTTCGTCATTACTGAAATCAGCCAGGCGGGCCATAATTGCCACGCTGGATAATTTCATGCCTGATGCAGCGCAACCATCCCATACATAGCCGGTTAATTTAGTGCTCATGACCGACCTCTATTTCCCTGAATTTACGACGAAACTGTTCGAGCGGGCTGAAGCACTCATGCTCATAGCCTTCGCGGAGGTAGATAACTCGTTGTGTTTCCGGCTCCCAACGAATGACTCTGACGGGCACTCCGTAGTGATCTTTGAACCAGCGGTTAACTTGTCGCAAAGGACTGTCTCCTTCTGCCGGTTGAAATCACCCACAGCCCACTCTGCAAAGCTGTGGGTTACAATTTCCCTGTCACCTGGTACATTTACTGCATAGCAATACTCCACCTTCGCTTTTCCACCCGGTACAGGAAGCGCAATCAGTTGCGAGCGACGGTAGTGTGTTGTTAAACTGTTCATGCGTTAGTTTCTCCACAGTCACGACACGCCACGGCGCCCGGAGCTGCACACTCGCGGGCGTCATTACTTTCTGAAATGCAAAAAATTTTGTAGACCAGTGCTGCATGCTCCTGCAGCTTCGAAATTGAGAGGTACAGCTCGTCGTTAATTGCTGTCTTCTCATTCGGTTCCACTACACCGTCTTCAATTGCTGAATGAATCTGTTTTGAATAACTGCCGATCTGTTCAATGACTTCCAGCAGGCGCTGGTTTATATCGGCGTTCTCTACTTCCTCAATTTCAGGAAGCGATACGAACACCCCACCAGCAGACTGTGCGACAGCATCCGCAATGTAGTGAGTGCCAGCCGCGCGCTGTAAAACCATTGCCCATCCCAGCGGGAAAATCTGATCGCCATAGGCACGAAGGCGGTTAAATAATGCGTTCTCTGTTACATCCAGCCAGTCAGCTGCTTCAGCGTAACCACCCGGCAACGCTGCGATAGTTTTTCTGACAGCTTTCACGTACCACTCAGGCTGTTTTTCTACTTTCCAGTGATACTTACCCACGGTTAGCCTCATCGTTCTGTGGTTAAAAATTGAAGGTGTTCTGTTAATCTTTCGGATAGATATCCGGTCTTAAGTCAGATTTCGTAATTGCACCTGACGTGCATTGCTCAAGTTTTTTCGCCAGCACAAAACTGGCTTTTTTATAACCATTGAAAACCAGCCGTAAGTAGCCAGGTGTTGAGCCAACTTTTCCGGCCAACTCGCCCTGCTGTTCTTTGGTTAAAGAGTCCCAATACGCTTTCATACAATATGTACCTCCGGTATACATATTACATGATTGAAATGAACCTTCAAGATACTTGTACCTTATCGGTACAAAGGTTTTAATTTCGTTATGAAAACAATCCATGACATCCGGCGGTCTAACGCCAGAAAACTGAGAGATGGTGTTGGCGGAAATTCATCCTTTGCCACCATGATTGATCGCGAGCCAACCCAAACCAGCAGGTTTATGGGGGATGGCGCTACTAAAAATATCGGTGACAGCATGGCACGGCACATCGAAAAATGTTTCGACCTGCCTGTCGGATGGCTTGATCAAGAACACCAGACAACGAACATCACAAAAAAACCTGATGTTTCAATCACTAACAAACAAATAACGTTAGTCCCTGTCATATCATGGGTACAGGCCGGAGCATGGAAAGAAGTTGGCTATTCTGAGGTTGATTTGAGCACAGCAGAAACGTATCCCTGCCCTGTACCCTGTGGCGAAATGACTTATATCTTGCGGGTGATTGGTGATTCAATGATTGATGAGTACCGCCCTGGAGACATGATTTTTGTTGATCCCGAAGTCCCTGCCTGCCACGGTGACGACGTTATTGCATTGATGCACGATACAGGCGAAACCACCTTCAAGCGATTGATAGAAGATGGAACACAGCGTTATCTCAAAGCATTAAACCCAAACTGGCCTGAGCCTTACATTAAGATTAACGGTAATTGCTCTATAATTGGTACAGTGATTTTCTCGGGAAAACCAAGAAGATACACAATAAAGGCCTAATCAATATTTATGAACCTGCTTCGGCAGGTTTTTTTATACTTGACAATGTACCCATGAGATACATAATGTATCTAAAAGAAACATAACACAGGCAAGATTAAAACAAAATTTGGTTGTAACACGGCGTATGGCACATGCGTCGTTAGCGGTCTGGTGACGTTAAAGGGGACAATCCACTCCTTGCTCGAGCAAACAAACCAGGTAGCCGGAATGTGCAAGTCAATGATGATGCTGATAAGACGCCTAACCAGCGTGGCGATTCGGTTTGACGCCTGGGAAGAGACCAGGGTGCAACGATGAGGGCATTTATGGAACCGCGACAAAGTGTGGTGCCGTAACTGGCTAAGTGCTCTCAGCGTTGTGGTGAATGCGCAGACTGATGCGCGAAAGACATTGCAGCTATTGCGGAAAAGAGCTGTTCGGCGGGGCAATTAAACGCCCGTGAGAGTCTGAAATAACCGCAAGCCGGAGATCAGCACCGGTCACCACAACAGCCACTGCTTTGGCGGTACCAGTTTGTACACTTGCTTCCGGCTGGTACCGCTCTTTTTACAAAACAGAGAAGAGCATCACCGGACGACGGGCTCATAACCCAATCCATCCGGGCGGCAGCCACCGCAGGTGTTCTTCTCTGTTTTGTGGAGAAACTAATCGGCCTTGCAGGGTCGATATGATGAGGAGCAGCAAAATGGCTAGCGAACGCAGTACTGATGTGCAGGCATTTATCGGGGAGCTGGACGGCGGCGTATTTGAAACCAAAATCGGCGCAGTTCTCAGTGAAGTCGCTTCCGGTGTGATGAACACGAAAACCAAAGGTAAGGTCTCACTCAACCTGGAAATCGAACCATTTGATGAGAACCGTGTGAAAATCAAACACAAACTCTCATATGTTCGCCCGACTAACCGCGGGAAAATTTCTGAAGAAGACACCACCGAAACACCGATGTATGTCAATCGCGGTGGTCGCCTGACTATTCTGCAGGAAGACCAGGGACAATTACTGACTCTTGCCGGTGAACCTGACGGAAAACTCCGCGCAGCAGGTCATTAATATCGTTCTTAATTAACTGATTATTTATCTCATCACTGAATATCTTTATATAGTGAGGACTTATTATGTCTCAGAACTTAGACGCAACCGCAATTAATCAAATCCATGCTCTTATTTCTGCTCAGGATGTTAATGAAATTATCAGTAAGATTGGTGCCGATGCTGTGGCATTGCCTGAGAATTTCCGCATTCATGATCTGGAAAAATTTAATTTAAATCGCTTCCGTTTCCGTGGTGCGCTTTCCACTGCCAGCATTGATGACTTTACCCGTTATTCTAAAGATCTTGCAGATGAAGGCACCCGCTGCTTTATCGATGCCGATAATATGCGAGCCATCAGTGTGCTTAACCTGGGTACTATTGATGAACCAGGTCACGCAGATAACACCGCCACTCTCAAACTGAAAAAGACAGCACCGTTCTCTGCCCTGTTGTCTGTTAACGGCGAGCGTAACTCCCAGAAGTCACTAGCAGAATGGATTGAAGACTGGGCCGACTACCTTGTGGGCTTTGATGCTAATGGTGACGCCATTCAGGCAACCAAAGCGGCTGCGGCGATCCGTAAAATCACAATTGAAGCGAACCAGACCGCTGATTTTGAAGATAATGACTTCAGCGGCAAACGCTCCCTGATGGAGTCTGTCGAAGCGAAGACCAAAGACATTATGCCAGTGGCATTTGAATTTAAATGCGTTCCGTTTGAAGGTCTGAAAGAACGTCCGTTTAAATTACGCCTCAGCATTATCACTGGCGATCGTCCTGTACTGGTTCTGCGCATTATTCAGCTGGAAGCGGTGCAGGAAGAAATGGCTAACGAATTTCGTGATCTGCTTGTTGAGAAATTCAAAGACAGCAAAGTAGAAACCTTTATTGGTACTTTCACCGCCTGATTTCATTACTGCAAATGCCCCTGCGGGGGCATTTATGGAAACGTAATTAACTCAATAATCACCGAATGGTGAGGGCTTCCTTTTACCAGAATTCAGCGCGGTGCAGTGCATATACGTGGAGAACAAAATGTCATTTATTAAAACTTTTTCCGGGAAGCATTTTTATTATGACAAGATAAATAAAGACGACATCGATATTAACGATATCGCGGTTTCCCTTTCAAATATCTGTCGCTTTGCCGGTCATCTTTCGCACTTCTACAGCGTCGCCCAACATGCGGTTCTTTGCAGCCAGCTGGTGCCGCAGGAATTTGCTTTTGAAGCGTTAATGCATGATGCAACAGAAGCGTATTGCCAGGACATTCCCGCACCACTGAAACGCCTTCTTCCTGACTATAAACGGATGGAAGAAAAAATAGACGCCGTAATCCGTGAGAAATACGGGTTACCCCCGGTTATGAGCACGCCAGTGAAATATGCCGATCTCATCATGCTGGCAACCGAACGCCGCGATCTCGGACTTGATGATGGCTCTTTCTGGCCTGTATTGGAAGGTATCCCGGCAACAGAGATGTTCAAAGTGATTCCACTGGCTCCAGGCCATGCCTACGGGATGTTTATGGAACGTTTTAACGAGTTATCGGAGTTACGCAAATGCGCATGAATGTTTTCGAAATGGAAGGGTTTCTTCGCGGGAAATGTGTACCGCGAGATCTGAAAGTGAACGAAACAAATGCTGAGTACCTGGTACGTAAATTCGATGCGCTTGAAGCTAAATGTGCGGCACTGGAAAACAAAATAATACCAGTGTCAGCTGAACTACCACCAGCAAATGAAAGTGTTCTGTTATTTGATGCTAACGGAGAAGGCTGGCTGATTGGCTGGCGTTCTCTCTGGTACACCTGGGGACAAAAAGAAACCGGAGAATGGCAGTGGACATTTCAGGTCGGGGACATTGAAAGCGTCAATATCACTCACTGGGCAGTAATGCCAAAAGCACCGGAGGCTGGAGCATAATGACCACATTTACCGATAAAGAACTGATTAAAGAAATCAAAGAGCGTATCAGCAGCCTGGAGGTTCGAGACGATATTGAGCGCCGTGCTTATGAAATTGCTCTGGCATCGCTGGAAGAGGAGCCGGTGGCATGGCTACATTCAGACAATGGCTTAGGTATTCCAGCAATAACCAGGAGTAAAAACATTGCTGACAGTTGGTTATCAAAGGGCTGGTATGTTCAGCCGCTATATATAGCCAAGCCAGTGCCGGTGGTGCCAGATGCTCGTCCGACTTTAAATAATGGCATAGTCGGTTTTGATGAAGGCTGGAACGCCTGCCGCACCACCATGCTTCACGGTGTCAAACCTGTAAGCCAGACTTACAAGTTGAACAAGCTGTCTGGCAACTCTCCGGTAACTCCGGATGGTTGGATAAGCTGTAGTGAGCGAATGCCGAACGATAAACAATATGTTTGGTGTTGGGGTAAGTCTTACGGCTGGACTGAGTGCGATACCTTCGAAGGGTATTACGATTGTTCGAGAAACAAATGGTGGGCAGTTACTGACGATGGGGAAGAACCGGCATTGAAAGTAACCCACTGGATGCCGCTACCGGAGCCACCGCAGGAGGTGAAGTAATGAACAACTTAATGACAACTAAACAAGTCGCCGACTTCTGTGGCGTTTCAGTATCGACAGTTCTTCGCTGGAACAGCGTAAACAGGAGAACTGGCCAGAAATATAGGCCTGACTTTCCAGATCCTGATATTAAATCCTGCCCCAATAAATGGGCATCACACAAGATATACAGGTTTGCGGGAGTTATTGAGTAATACGTATTAGTTCAGATGTGAGCTAACACATCTATGGCACAGAGCTAAACCTAATCTGACTGTCTACTCTGTGCCATAAGTGGATGTTAATTACTTCTTGGTATTTTAATGGTTGGATAGCTTATCAAGATTACTAATCACCCTGTGATGTAAAATAAAACCAATGGTATTCTAGAGCTTGCATAGACAACCCAACCTTGTCCCTCAATAGGACACCATTCAGCTCCTGATAGTACCTATCGCGCACCATATCACTTACGTGAATCCTTAAAGTCGCTGGGTCAATAGATATTAGATAGTTATCAAAGAGACGATGTATATCAGTACGCAATAACAAGCCATTTTTTATATGATTATCCTTATCTCCTCTGTAAGGATAAATATGAGCTGCATCAAGTACTGCTATTGTTTTGCACCCAGTAAAGGCACATTGCCCCCAAACGTTTATCAGTTTATTTCTGAAGTCGCTTTGACCTATACGTATCGTGACGTTTCTATTTATAACCTTTCGTTCATCAGAGTTATTTATTTTAAAACTCCCTGCTGTTGAAAAATCAAATTTTTCAGTAGCACTAAATATTTTTTTAGATTGTTTTTTTACTTTTGCAAGCTGTAAATCTGACTTTATTTGTAAGGGTTTTGAGTTTTCTTCATCAAACGATGGAAGTTGAAGTTCTTTAATCATGCTGGTAGATAGAAAATTTTTGTAACTCATTAACTTAAAATCTAATCCTCGCTCATAACGAATTTTAGAGAGCACTATTGCAGCTTCTTCAATGTATTTAAAACTACTTTTCCTTTTATCCCATAATTGAGATAAACAATCTGCATTTAACCTATCATATCTTGATAAAATCTCACCCAAACTGCTGGCTTTAGCGGCGCTATCATAGTTTATATACTGTTTTTCTTGGGAATCTTCAATGGAATCCAGAATAAAATTTATATTTACATGATTATCTGCATCTGCATCTGCATCTGCAGATGAATCATTAAAATTATCGTAGTCAAGAGAATTTTGATCACTCCAAATAGGTAGCGATAGATAGCAAATATTATCAATGCTGTCGTCCACCAACATTAATTTTTGGTGGAGTAAAAATAATATAACTGAAGCTTCAAGGTAATTCATTTCTTGTGACAAGAATTTTTCTTTAAGCATATCAAAGTCATATTGTACGTATTCATTTTTTTTCTTTGATATTACGGAGAGTTGCTCTTCACTTAAGACCACTGGCCTGTCTTCTGATATATTACGAAGTAAGTATGAAATCAATTTTTTTTGATTTTTTTTAGAATCTTCAGACCTAGGAGGTTCGAGAAACACACCTTCAAGTCTATCCAATGCTTTAAGGCAACTTCCCGCAAGCCTAGTCATCGCATCTTTTCTTGTTTGAATTAGAGGATCTGCATAGATAACAAAATTATCCCCATTACGAATATGAGCTATTTCAAGCTGATATACATCTAGATTTTTTATAAGTTTAAATACAAATCCGTATTTTTGCATTCTATGCAAAGTCAGTGTCGGTATAATATCTTTATTAGATTCTTCATCCAAATTATAGTTTTTTATTCTTTTGTACAACCAATTTGTTGCAGAGGAAGAGCAAATTAACTCATTATATTGAATTTTACTATTTTTAGTTATCAGATTTAGAAGAGACATTCCAAACAATGCCTGAATACAATCTACATAATAAGATATAGTTGTATAATCTGGATGTCCTTTATAGGGGAGAGAATCTATTGAAATAAAACCTGAGTTATAGAATCTCATAAAGTTTTTTTCAGATAACACCATGATCCCTAACGTAGTTCTGTCAATAACATTCTGTCCATTTTTTATTATCTCAAGTAGGCTTACTGAAGCTAGTAAGGAAATATAATGCGAACCTAAAGTAGCGAGATCTCTGTGCGAACTTATAGATCTATTTTTACCCTTTATTCTAGGGGGTATAAAAGCCTGGATTGAATTAAAGTTATTTGAAAAACCAAAAGCCATGTTCAATTCATTGTTGATGTAACACTCTTTAACATTCGGTTTCTGTACGCCACCCCATGCTGAAATAATACTATTAGATTTTAATATTTGTTTTTTATTGTTTTTCAAATTCAAATGATTGCAAACTAAACTGGCAACATTATTCTCTGCTTTTTTTTTACTCTCACCACTTCCGATAAATATCTGTCCATTAGGAAGTGCTATTTCAGACTCATATATTGGTGCATGCTCGGTCCCACCAGCCAAGGTGGTTTTGTATGTAGGAATTATGTGTTGATGTCTTTGGAAATATTCATGTAAAAGAGTTTTTGGGGGTTTGCCAACAAATGACTCCGTAATAGAAAGGCTTTCAACAAAAAATTTGAGATGTAATATGATATCACAATTAGATATCGCCCCTAGGTAAAATTGAAATATTTGAATTATCATAGAAGATGAGTTGATTTCTTCTTGTTTTACTCCAGGACCAAATTCTGTTTGTTGGTAGACTTTTGTTAAGGGAAAATTTGTAACAACAAGCTCTCTTAGTTTTTTCTTCAGGCTGCTAGTTATAATGCTTAAATTGTTACCATCCGCACCTTCTATACTCAGAGACCGACAAGCGCAGATTAAATCCTCAAGCGACTTACCAACTGATACAGTTGCGTTAAACAATTCAGTATTGCAATTAAAAGATGAACGATGACTTATCTGAATATAATTTTCGTTGATATGATTTATGAATAACTTATTCATTTTCACCTCGTGTATTATTCGATAAAGATCACATTGTACGTGATATCAACTACTTGCTCAAAGCAGATCGTCATATCCTATTGCGTTCTAGCTACGTAAACTATCCTATCAGTTAGAGTCTGAGTTAGTACAAGTAACAATCGATTCAACTCTCCCCCACCATGCCTGGTAGGCTTTACGCTGTTCTTCTAGATAATCGCTCTTGTCATAAACTTGCCATACCCCTGGCAGTTTATGACCTAGCATTATTTCTGCAATATGAGGCGCAGTAAGATCAGAAAAGTTTGTTCGTGCTGTTCGTCTCAAATCATGAAGAGACCAATGAGGAAATTGATACCCCAAACGCCGCCATGCGTACTGCATTAAATTGTAAGGCAGCGACTGCAATGATGTCCGACCAACTGGTTCCCTGCTTCCTTCCTTAGTAAAAAGCATATCGGAACCGTTGTTCATAGAGATAACGTATTTTATAAGCTCTTCAACCGGTTCAATAATGGGCCGCTTTAGCGGTTCGCCTGTTATATCCCCTGTCTTATGTCGTTCTGGTGGTACAGTCCATATCTTATTAATGAAATCAAAATCGTCCACCTTGGCAGTAATTAGCTCTGAACTACGGCAACCAAAATGAAGCAATAGTTTAATGAAGGCCCGGTATTTAGGAACCATTCGAGAACCATCGATCGCAGCATAAAGGATTTTAATTTCATCATGTGTCAGAAACCGTTTCTTCTGACCTTTACGGATATCCATATCTTTACCCGTGATATCCGACAGCGGGCGAGTTTCAATGAGCTTTCTCTTATACGCCCAGACATGGGCCTGCTTTGCGTTAATTAGCAATCGGTCTGCTATTGCTGGAGTCTTAGTGCTAAGAGGCTCCAGGACTTCTAACCAATCATGCAATGTAGCTGCATCGTGAGGGATATTCCCGATTTTAGAGAACAGGTGCAGCTCAAACGAGCGGAGTATCTGTTCAGAACCTTTTTTATTTTTTACACAATATGCTTCATACCAGGCACGGATCACAGACTCTACCGTCATGGCTTCAGTAGCTTTTCGTTTTTCAGCCTGCTTGACCAATCGTGGATTACGGTTTGACTCGAGTTCACCACGGAGACGGATAACTTCTTCTCTGGCCTCTTTTAATCCAGTTGCCGGGTAAGTTCCGATATCAAGACGCTCACCTTTCCCTGCCCATTGATAACGATATTGGAACACTACGCGACCTTTCGGTGATACTCTGACAGACAAACCATCACGATCGGATTTAACCAAAACCTTATCACGTTCCTTTCCAACGACTGAACGCAACCACGCATCAGACAGCGCCAT